ATGATATTCAAGACGTAGAAAATTATAAGTCTATAGATTATGAATATACTTATTCTGGTTTACACACAGGAGAGTATGATTCAAAACATACAGCCTTTTCTGGAAATTTTTTAGATCTAGACGAAACAGAAGACATTCAGTTCCCTTCAATAACAGGTTGGACAAACGAGTTTTCAAATGAAATGTATCAAGGTGTTTACAGATTATATGACATGCACTATGCACAACAAGATCAGTATATTTTAATACGAGAAAATTGGGGAGATACTTTTACCAGTATACAAGACGTTCAGCCCGATTTACAAATGATACTAGCTTCTGGTATGTGGCAGATACATGACGGACTTCATCCAGATAATACTATATTTTACTTGAATGAGTTTGGTATTATAGATAACAAACTTCGTATGGGAAAAACTCTTAGTCCAGATGCGGCAAATAGTGTTTCGATGCCTCTTGCTCAAATTTCTGGTATATACCAAATGTTACTATCTGATAGTGATAGACAAGTTGAAAATGCTCAACAGCAATTATTTGAGTATTTATCACCAAGTTCATTTAATAATTTATCTCCAATAATTCATAAGTCAATTGATCAACATCTTGGTATAGAGATTTTCTGTGATATGATGACAACCGATAATACGGAAGATGGAGAAATGGCGTATATAACTGTACTCAGAAATTCAGAGATATTTTTACCACACGACGGGTTTGGAATCGCTTGGCGTAAACAGCCAGAGTTCTTGTTACGTATCAATAGAAATTGGGCTCTAACTTCTATTGGCCCAGTTAACACTGGCGGACAAGGCACTACGCAGGTAGAATCAAATATATATTATAGAGAGAATGATGATATACAATATAGAACTGCCGACCTAGCAAAGTTTAGAGAGATATATGGATATACACCAACTATAACTGGTCCGGGGTATATTGAAGCCAATCCAGAGTTAATGAGATATAATGTGTATCTAGTTGATAATGATATTCTTCAAGAAAATATTTGGGTAGGTCATGAACAGCTTTGGGATCAAACAAGCGGTAGGAATCAATTCTTACAGGCAGCAAAGGTTTGGATAGAACCGGAAATTACCTATCAAATTAAGATTAAGTTATATGAAAAGATGGGAGTAGAGGCATGGATATATGATACGGATAATCCTCCTGGCGATCCGTATTCTGATGCTAATAGAGTTATTAATAGAGGACAAACTTATCCTCCTTATGTAACACAGTCTGGAGATAAAATACAAACAGATACCGGACTTGATATACTCGAGAGTTCTAGAAATCATTTTGGTATTGCTGTAGCTGAAACACGAAATTGTGAATGGTATGTAGATAATTTAATAGTACGCACGTTTGTAGAAACGTTCCCTATGCATTTATTTAGAATGAAACCAGATGCAATATATTTCGATCCATCGGAAGCTGCACAAGTAAATTATTATGGGGTAGGCTATGACCCAGTACAGTTCGAACTTGATAGTGAGGTTGGACATAGTAAAGTTAAAATGGCAGTATATAACATTCAAGACGATGAATGGGAAACTGCTGGAACTAATTTAGCTACTATAAATGATTCTCGTACAGAACAAAAGATAAGTTTAGATTTAGATCCATTATCTTATTATTTAGATTCAACTGGTTATGTAAATATAGCAGCAAGTGCTGCAAATAGTGGACCAACATTTTCAGATGATGTAGAGCATACACTTAGAACATATTATGTAGAATTAAACAATGTTTTAGCAAATTCTGTTCATAGAGGAAATGCAGTAGATGTGTATGTTCATGATCCAGATAATATCAAGCGTGGAACTATCAGTACTCTGATGCCAAGCAGTACAATAACACTTAAAACTATACAAGGCATTAATCCTTATATTGTTGAATTGATAGAAATCAAGGAAGGGATATCAAAAGTGGTCTTTGATCCGTCAAGTTATACTGTAGACAGTTTATTAGCTAGCAAATCATACTCAGCAGAAGCAAACCAGGTGATTAGTTTTGATATAGATGATATGACAAATACCCTTGTTGAATTTACTTATTATTATTGGGCTAATGGTCCATTAGTAGATACACTTATCAATGACCCAGATTCTAGATATCCTGCAGCTGATATAATGGTGAAGGCTATGCCACCAACCATAATAACGGCAGAAAGGCTCGAGTATTCAGGTGGATTAGCAGAGGATGAAATGAAAGTAAAAATAGCAGAGTATTTTAATACCCTGACTGACACTAGTTTTGATATATCAGACCTTGTAAATGTAATGTATGAAAATGGTGCAAACTATGTAAACACTGATATGGATCTGTCTATAAGAGAGTATAATACCACTTCCACAGTGACAGAGACAACTTTAACAGGAAGTACATATACAATTGATTCAGACAATGTAAGTAGATTTTATACCAACATAGATGAATTATATGGAGTAACTCAAGTATAATGTTTAGTCCAAATAACAGCACAAACTTTACTAAATTCTGGAACAGGCTTTCTACATTCTATGATTTTGTTCCACGAAATGAAAAGGAAGTTATTGAAGCATACTGGGAACAACTATTTAATGCAATGGAAGGTCTCCCATACGACTTAGCTCAGGTTACACTTGCTGGCTATCTTGATTATACTCCTGGGTACATAGAAGACCAATATCAAGATTACGATATCATATTTGATGGAGATAATCAGAATGTAGACCTTGAAAGATACGATGCGCCTATAACTATAAGTGGATATAATGCAGCTCCGTCTGGCGACAACATAATATACAATTATAAAGTTACTTGCTTGGATGTTCATGGAGAAACTTTACCAAGTGATTCTTTTATTATTATAAGTGGACAAATTGATTTATATGCTGATCCAAATTCAATAACTTGGGAATCAGTGAGTGGGGTAGGTAGTTATAATGTATATGGAAGAGCACATAATACATATTATTATTTATCTAATACGACAAATACATATTTTACAGATGATGGTACCCTAACTGTTAATAGTGGAATAACTTTACCTACTAGCAATACAACTATAGCTGGGTATATATACGAATTGCCAAATGATTATGCGTACCTGAGTATACCTATACTTAGTGGAATAAACACTGACAACATACTAACTGAGGGAACAGATTATGAAATAGATAAGTTGCACTATATTAAGTTTTTGGGAGACGCATCAACTTATGCCTATTCTGAATTTACAGATACGCGAGAAATATTTAATGCTCCTCAAGCTATATTTTTATTACCTTCTCTTACAAATTTATACTTCAAGGCATTTGGAGAATTAAATGAACCAGAAGAAGTAATAAATGATAATGCCTATACTCCTTATATAAGTGGTTGGCTAACTGGTGCCTTTGATTACTTTGACGAACGTAGATATTATGCAGAACACTTGAAGCATTTATCGCAGGGATTAACTAATGCTTTATCCAAGGGCCCGACTTTTGGTAATCTATATGATGCTTATTGTTTAATTTCTGGAATGCCATTTTCATATGAAGCGGGTACAGTAGATGGAGTTTGGGATGATGGCACTTATAATTATATATCTATATCTGGTGGAAATACATATCAATTTCCTATGCCACTTACCACAGCACTTGAGGTAGGTAGTGTAGTAGATAGGTATGAAATATTAGCTTCTGGTATTCACTTACATGATTACATTAGCTCAAGCGGAATTATAGAAGAACTTACAGAAGATAATCCAGAACAATTCTGGTACACACTTGGAATACAACGTAGTTGTAGAACATATGGCTTGAATCATTATGAGCCGTTTGTAGACTATTATACGAATGCTCTATTACCTGCTGGCTTACTTGCTAACTACTTTAACTTACCTCCTCGTGGGTATATATGGTCTGGTGATTCATTTTATTCAGGGGGTGCAGTAGCTACCCTATCCGGCGTTATAACTGATCCCGAGAATGACATACTTGTCTATGCTTGGTCACATGTAGCCCCGCTTACAGATTGGATTGGCACAACTCCGCTTGAATGTACTATGGATAATCCTACAGATATTATGACTACTACAACTCTGACAACTCCACCAGTAGACAGATATTATCTATTTCGCCTGAATGTTCAGGATTGTGATAATACGGTGGATATAGATATAGAACAAAACGTGTATGGAACAAACTCTTTTACAACGTGGGGACAAACTGCGTTTATTTTAGGAGATTGTGAACTAAGATACATATATTTAACTTAAAATTCAATTGATTTTGGACAGATTTAATGCTATATTAAGGTATACAATTTAAGGAGTAAAAAATGGCTACAATTTACACAGTTTCTGGCGTACACACCCCAAATGAAGGACGTGGATTCTGGAACGATAACTTTACAGCTGTAAACGGAGAAGTAGAAGGATTATCTACTACTATAGGGGCAGTTGGTGGCAGTATAGTTGGTACAACAGAGGCACAGGTTTTAACTAACAAGACGCTTGCATCTACAAATAGAAGTGGTACTAATACTCTAACTATTTCTCGTAAAGATTTAGAAACAGCTTCGTTATTTTTAGTAACCTCCGATTCTGGAGCTATTTCAGATATTGACGTTACTCAAACATCTCAGTATTCTCTGCAGATATTAGGTTCGGACAGTATCACAACTTCAGTAAGTGCAAATGTGCTTTACATTCAAAATAAAGAAGTTTGCATAATGAATGAAACTAGTCA